AAACCATTATCACTACCATCAGGTTTAGGTGAGGAAACATTTAATATAGATGCTTCCCCACCGACCTTAATCGGCTTCAAATCATTACTTAGAGGTTGATTATCCCCTAATGTTATTTCATTTTTAGCCATACGAGAGCCCTTACCTTCTCATTTTTATTTCTTTTTTTTATACTTTGTTTTGGTCATTTTTTTCTTTTTCTTTTTGCCATATGCCATTATTTACCTACTACTTTCTTGATACCGTTCCATATCATGTCTAATAAAATATCATCATATTTTGTTGGACTTAATTTTACTAACTTCTCTAAAACAAAAAATATTGCTAACGCAATATCCCAATTGTTCATAAATAAATCTATTATGCTTTGCATATCTTCTCCTTATTTTATTTCAAAATGTGGAAAGTCATCAAATCGATTATCTGATACTTCAAAATCAGAATCCCAATCGCCTCCCCACCTTAAATCAACATTAAATTTTCCTTTTGCAATACCTTTAACAAAACCTGCAAACAATGTCATGCGTTCTCTATCTTTCCAATCTATTGGATAAGGAACCACATCAACAGCAAGGCTTGGATAACTATTATGCCTACCATTAGGGAATTTGACTTTGGTTTTTCCTTCTTGGTATAACTTGTCTTGTCTATCTTGATTTCTATGCCCTTCGATAATAGTGCAATCAACATATTTGATAACTTCATTAAATATCCTCTGTAACCTTGTGTCGCAGGTCTGTAAATTTCTTAAACTTTTTTTGCTAAATTTATACATATATAAAAAAGTGAAAGGGGATAAGCCAAGAGAGACAAATGAACGAGAGTGAGCATATACTTATCCCCTCACTATGATTATACTATCTCATTATAGTTGAGTAGTATTTCCTGTTTCAAATAATGTGAAACATCTTTTTTGGTTAGTGTCTTGTAACAGTGAACACCCATAAACCATATCTGCAACCATTTTATGTGCGATATAATCCATATCATATTCACTATTCACAGTAGGTTGTTTGCTATAAGCAATTCCTAATGCAGAATTGTGTACAACGTAACCACCTATAACAACATCATCAGCAACTGCTGTTCCTGCTTGGTTTACTAGAGCGGCAGGTACTGCTGTTGTACCGTTGATTTGTGGACATTGTATAACATTCATACCAAATACAGTTCCTACTACACCTGAACCATAATTTGCTAATCCTGTTTTAGATATGTGAATGAAATCATCAGATTTAAATAATGAAGCATATAAACCATTTGTAAGAACTAATGTACATTCTTCAGGGTCTACATTTTCATTATAAAGTTCTGATACAACTGTGTGTAAAGCATCTTTGTCAAGAGATGCTGACGCACCTGCAGCAATATCAATACCATTAGTGTTAGCCGCTAATTTTGCTTGTAATGCAACTTCGATTCTTAATGCTAATTTATAAGCCATTGAATCTGCATAACCTGCAAATAAATCTTGACTAGATTGTACAACTGCTAAATCTTGTATCATAGCACTTGTGTAATAATGTTGATTAGGTTCAATAGTTAATTCAACTTCTGTTGGAGAAGAATAATCAACTGCATTACCTTCTGTTATTTCAGATGCATCTGCTACATCTTGCATTGTTGGTATATGAATTTTATCTCCACCACCACTAACTAAAGATGAATAATCTCTTGCTAATGCACCTAATTTTAGTTTTTGTTTGAATGTTGCTCTTATAGAATCTGTCCATATTTCAGGTACAAATACATCAAGTTCAGTACTTTTTCTATAAGAATCGCCTGCGGCATAAACTTCTGTAGTTGCCATAGTACTCCTTGTACAAATTTATCCTCTATCAACTGCTTGGTAGCCTTCAAGTAGGATTAGTTATAAAATATATGTTATCTGATTGTTACTTTTTGTTTTTGTAACTGCTAAACATGTCTTTCCATTTCGTTTTCTGCTCTTCTTTAGACATGTTCCAAAACTGACTTCTGTCTACATTTTCTCTAACTTTAGTTTGAGGAGATGTATTGGTTGTGGCGCTAGTTATATTTTTCTTAGATAAATGTTTTCTAAGTTGTTCATTGTTAAGTGTTCCATAAACTTCCTTATCATTTTCATCTAACTGTGCTAACAATCCTTCTCTTACTTCGAGTTCCTTTTTATAATAAGTCTCCAATTTCTCTTTCAAAGATTTGTTCTCAGTAGATAATTCACTATTGAGTTCTTTGAATTTACCTTCTTCTTCCAATGCTTTTAGTCTAGCATTTTCTTGGTCTTCCTGAAATTTCTTAACTTGAGATTTCAGTTCTTTATTTTGACTTATTACCTCATTAAAGCGAGGATAAGGAACAGCATTTTCAACAGTTTTGTTGTCGTTGCCTGTTTCAACGGAAGGATTGTCGCTTCCTTGTGCGGTATCTGTTTTTACACCTTGATTGTCGGTGGTAATATTTGTAGAATTATTTTCCATAGTTCTCCCTTGTATTTTAATATTAGTTATTATTCAATTGCAAGTTATTTTTTTACTTTTTTTACAAAATCGTACACTAAATCGTATAGTGTGCTAAAAACTATTTCTTCATCTTTCTCTCTTAATAATGGAATATTGACATTATCATTAATCATATCAACAAACTTATCTTTGTTTTCAGGATTGAATATTTCTTTTAATTCTTCTTCTACTTTATCTTTTACTAATTGTACAATAACTTTTTCTATTTTCATCTTGTCTTCCTCATTTTTTACCATTTTTTACAAGACCAATATCTTGCTTTTGTTTTAGGACCGGGATTAGAACAATTATGTCTTGCTCTAAATGATTTCCTAGCCTCTTTATTACTTTTTCTTATTCTCATATTAGGGTCGCCAAATGTTACTCTTTTAACTTTACTTCCATCTTTGACAAATACTTGGAACTTCTTCTTTCCATAACTTGGCTGACCTTTACTTATACGAGAGGGTTTATTTAATTTTACTGTTCTGCCTCTATATTTAGCCATTACTTCTCCATTAACATTTCTTCTATTCTGTCAAATCTTTCATCTATTTTAGTTTCTATCTTTGCAGTTGTTACTTTTAAGTCAGTAATATCTCTCTCGTTTTTTGATACTCTTTTAACTGTGTTTTTTTGTTCTGTTTCTAAATTCTCAATTTTTCCTGTATATGTTCCTGATGTAAAAAATAATGTTCCTACCACAGTTGCTATTGTAAATATTGAGCCTATTGATATAGTTGTATCAATCATCTTTCATTCCTCCTTGTTCCATCATTCTTAGGAACTTATCTTTTAAACCATTACCTGATAGTCTTGCTATTATCTCTACTTGTGCTTTAAAAATACCATTAAGTTTCTTCTGTTCCATCTGCACTCTTTTTTGTTGGTCTATTAGTTTAATAATAATACCTTCCAACCTCTTGAAATCTTGGTCTAGTTCTGTCATTAGAGTTTCTTGTATGAATCTGTTTTGTTTCCATATAAAGAATCCGAATGCTATTGTCATTGATACAGGTATTCCAAATTGTTCCAATATTGTAAAAAAATCCACTACTTTTTACTCCCATTTATTTCTTCTCCCCATAATATTGTTTTACCTTTGATTATTTCAACTATTTCTACATTATAATTTCCATTGTTATAAAAGTTTATTATTGCGAAAGCATGATTCCAATTTGTTAATTTTCCTCCTAACCAATCTTCGTCATGTTCTATGTCTTTTAGACAACCTAAACTCCAAGCACTTTTAGTTCCATCTAAATCTGTACTTGTGTATCTTTGTAAATCGTGAGTATGTCCATACATTATAGATTTACCATAATGGTCAAGATGTTTCCAAGCATGATACTTAGTAGTAAACTTTCCATGAGTAAAATGTAACTTTCCTATACTTAATGGCTTTTTTCTATTGTATGGGTGAAATTCATAACCTCGCTGTTTTAACTTTAAAGCATTTTCAGTTTTGTAATGTTTTAAATAAGGATATTTAACTACAAAATTATCTAACCAAACTTCATGATTTCCTTGAACAAAATGTCTTTCATTACAACCTATTTTATTTAGCGACCTATCAATTTGATTCATTCCTTTGTTTACTGCTTTTACATCTTTATCTAAAAGAGGAATCAAATCTTCTAAAGGTTTTTGATTTTTACCTTTCCAATAATGTTTACTAAAATATTCCCATTCTCCTGTGTCGCCTAAATCTACATATATATCAGGTTTGACTTTTTCTATTGCCTTACAAACAACATTAATTGCTTTTTGACAATGAATTGGAAAGTGCTTATCAGGTGTTACAATAGCAGTTTTTGTCATTTTTTACCTTCCGTTGATGCTTTAAATTTAATAGGTTGGTCTAAGTTCTCTCCTTGATATTCAACAGGAACTAATTGACAATTACAATTAGTACCACACACACTAAACTCACTTTTAGGTAGTCCAACTGTACTAAAATAACTTATATCTCCTGTCATACCATGTCTAGGTTTACAATCAGGACATATATTCTTTCCTACTGTAATCCATTTATACTCATTATAATTTGCTTGTCTAAACTTTTGTAAAGAAGCAATATTACCTGCTTCTTCTATAGCATTTTTTGATATTCTATTTACACCATTTTTAAGTTGTCCAAATATTCTTCCGCCTGTTACTAAATCTGCTATTAATATTTTTCTAACTTCTGCTTGGCTCATTCCTGATAAAGACATTGAATTTATCTTTGATAATAAATTAGAGGTAACAATTAATGCTAAGTCGTCAAATTGTTTAGATACTTTAACTTTTAAATCTTCGTATGTTTTCATAGTCTTTTATATAGTTTTACTAACTCTTTTTTAAGTAATCTTTCTATTTTTTTTATAGTTTGTGGATAAATATCAAACCATTCCCTCTTAGGAGGCTTACCTTTTACATCTCCTCCTTTGTCATGCCATTGTGCTATTTTTGCTCTTTTATTAGCAACTCTTACTTGTGTTTTACCATTCTTTGTTGGTTTAACAGGAGGTAATTTTCTCATCATTCCTGTTGCTACTAAAGGTTTTATTGGATAACCTTTTTTAACTTTTTGTTTGGCGGTAGATAATTTCACTTTTGGAATTGGACCTCTTGGTCCTTTAGATGTGTCTAGTCCTGACTTTATGTCTTTGACGTTTATTTGTGCTGATAAAAATATAACTTTATCAATTGTTTTTTTGATATTGTCTTTAAAATCTATTTGGTTTTTTATCTTTTTAAATTCTGCTTTCAATGCTATTTATTATCTTTTCGGCTTTTTTTTCACCTGCTTTTATTGCTTCTTGTATTTCATCTATATTACTCTCGTAAAATTGTTTACCTAATTCTTTCATATATGCTTCAGGATTCAACATAAGAGCATCTATATCAATAACTTCTAATATTTTTGTAGATTCTTTTTCTACTCTATCTTGTAAAACAACTACTTCATTAAGATACGTTGTTAGTGTTTTCGCCATTGTTGCCTCTATTCAATGTAAATATGTTTTGTGGTGTATCTGTTTCTACTTTTTTATCTTCTAAATATTTGATAGCAGTTTCTCTATCAGGAAACTTATCAGGGTCATTATGCATTAGATAATCATACTTATCAGCTAATCCATGTTTAAACTTCCAATCCCATTCTTGTAATTCTCGTTCAGGGTCAGGGAATTTTACTTCTGTAAAGTCTACTGAAAAATCTTCAGGTAGATTAACTCCTGTTTCTGTTTGTGATATAACTTTCTCTATCTCATACATTTGTTTTTCAATTCTTCTAAATTTTTCTACTTCATCTTCTCTTGCTTCTAATAACTCTAAGTTTTCTAATTTTAATGCAACTCCTGATTTACTTCCTGATAAACCAAAGTCAAAATTAATATTATTATTATAAGCGATACTCTGTAATTGGAATTTAATACCTTCCATAATGTCTGATACTTGTATATTACTAGATATATTTTTCATTCCACCTTCATCTAATACAACTACTTTATTCAATCCTAATTGTATATTGCTTGCGTCTACTCTACCTTCTATAACATACTGACCTCCTGAACTTCTTATTTGATGTTGTAACATAGTCATAGCAATATCAATCTGCTTGTTACCTAATGCTATATCCATAGCACCTTCATTAAAAAATTCATCTACCATACTGTTTGGTTGTAAAAATACAAAAGGTAAAACCCCATACGGATTAACATCTTCTTCATTTATATGAATAATTCTACCTGAGGTATCAAACATAAAATGTTGGTCTTTAGTCCAATAAACGTAAATGTCTTCATCTACTGCATTTATGTCTGCAATTCTTTTGTTTAGAATATATACAAGCCCTATTGGTTCTAAAGGATTCATTTCATCAAATATTGGTTCAAAATTTATAATAGGATTATATACAAATTTATTTTCATTCCACCCTATGTGAATAGGTAATGTTCCAAGTAAGTTATGTATACGTTCAAAAGATTTCATTTTCCAATCTTTATCTATTGCATAACTTTCATAATTATCTGATTCAATATTTCTAATTGGTGTATCTTTATATACTAATGATATTCTGTTGATTAATTTTTTTGTGAGGTTTATATTGTATAAAGGAATTTCTTGTTGTAATGTTCCTCCAAAGTATTGGTCTATATATTTTGCTGTATTATTAAAAGTATAATAATCTAATGCCTCATCTCTAAGTTCCATTATCTTAGAATGATTTCTCCATTTTAAATTTTGTATACTTTCTTTTATAACTTGTTCTGCACTGCTAAAAAATATCATTATAACTCCTTATGCCATATAAGTTTTTGTAACAGGTTTCTTGACAGGATATTCATAATCGACACTATAACGAAATGCGTCTGTTAAATGCGTTCTTTCAGGATTCGATTTATCTATTTCTCTCGTACCTTCTTTTAGAACTACTTGTTCTAAGTCTTTTATAAACTCTTTACACTTTTCGTCTATAATAGTAAACTCCATTGCTTTATTAACAGCATTTACACTATCAACAATCAATGGTGCTTTCTTTTTTACCATTAAAGAAAAGCCTTGTTTACGAAGAACGTCATGGTCAGACATAAAACTTGATGTATGTCTGTTTTTACCACTTGGGTCAGGGTAACAAATATAATGTCCTGTCATATCAACCTTTTGTTTTCTTTTTAACAGGTCAGGGCTCTTGTATGGATATTTTTCTTTTATTAGTTTAGCAATTCTTTCGGTCATTAATTCATTTCCTCCACTATGGCTTAATTGAACCTCATCAAATACTCGTATATAAGGTTTCTCTTTATATTTTTGCCATAGAACTGCAGAAATAGGATTAATATTAAAATCCATTGCTATTCTAATAGGTAGGTAAGGGTTATAATCTATATTTTTAGAAGTGTTTTTGGCTCTATCAAAACCGTAATAACACGTTCCATGTTGTAAATTTACAAAGTTTCCATGAATATAACTACTAATTAATTTATTATCATAGTTTTCATAAAGAGAATCTATAAAATCTTTTGGTAAAAATGGATTATCTGTTGTTTTACCTTGTATTAAATTGTACCCTGTTTTTGGATTGTCTTTCCATAAATCATATACAAAATTAAAGCCTTCAGGAGTTGTTGTTATCCAACCTGATAAATGTTTACCATCTCTTAACCTTGATAAACCCATATCCCAAGCTTTTCTATCTTTTAAAAGTGCAGCCTCATCAATACCAAAACCTGCGAGGTTTAATCCTGCCCATCTTCTCCAATTTTCAGCACTTCTTAAAATTATATTGCTGTGTCCCTTTTTCCAATGAATTGTATATTTAACTTCACTTGCTTTGTATTGATATGAAAAACCTAATTCGTGTAATAATTCTTCTAATGTAGGTTGTAATACATCTCTTATCATAGGGTAGGTAGGCTCGGCTAATAATATAACCTTTTTAGGATTTCTTCCTGCTTCTAATATAGCTTTTAAACAAAAAGCAACTGTTTTTCCACTACCATAACCTGCTACAAGTGCAGGATATTTAGCATTACTTCTAATAAAGTTACTCTGATGTTGGAACACTTGATATGACTTCAATATCAAATCCTTCCACTATATCATCTTCTATTAATGTAGGTTGGTCTGCTTGTCCTAAATATTGTTTACCTAAAAAGATTAACATAGGAACTGAACCATCATTTTTATACTTAATTTTACCTGTTTCTTTATCTTTGTATGGTGTTCCTAATGCTCTCTTCCATTGTGCTTGTCTAAGTCTTATTTTTCCTGCTTGTCTTCCTTTTGTTAAATATTCCGAATAACTCTTTTCTAAAAGGTCAGAACTGCAACCAAATACAGAAGCAATTTCTATATTTGTACAACCAAAACTTGCTAGTTTTTCTACTTGTTCTACATCTATGTTATATTTTTTAGGTCTAGCCATTTAATGCCTCTGCTAATGCATATTCAAATGCTTTTCCATCTGTTTCATATCCACCAATTTCTTTAACTTTATCTTTCCACTTTAACCACATATCATACGTTGCTTGTGGAACTACTAATTTTATACTCTTTAAATCTTCTTCATCATATACAGGCTCTCCTTCATCTTCCCAATCAAAGTCTAGCATATTTTCAAGGTTTTCCATTTCTTCTACTGTATCAGGCATAAATTCTGCTAGTTCTTCTATAGAAAATTCTGTTAATACTTCATTTTTAAATAAGTCTGCATAGATTGTTAAATCATCATCAAACCATTTATGATTTCTTCTTCTTGCTATTGTTATTGCTTTTGCTTTACTTATTTCTCCAAAGTTTTCACAAGGAACTTTTTTATACTTCATTCGTATAAGTGCTTCAAGCCTATGATTACCATCAATTACTTCAAATTTATCTCCAACCTCTCTAACTGCTAACACTCCTACTGAATTATCTTGTTTAATACTATTAATTAACTTTTCTATTTGTTCATCAGTACCATCTGTTTTATAGTTCCAATCTGCTTTGATTAAATCTTTTATATTCATTTTCACTAACTGTGTTTTTAATGCCATACTATTCCTCTCTTATTCCATAAATTTGTATAATAATCTTGCATTTGTTTATATGCTTTTATTGCTAATTGCATTGTATATATTCTTGTTACTTTTTTATCTTCTCCACGCAAAATATTCAAATTCATACTTTTAGGTTTTTTTAAAAAGTGTTTTTCTTTGTTATAACTTAAACAAGTAAGTTTACCTTTATCAAAATATGGTATTGTTCCATACATTTGTGGTTGTAACCAACTTGCACTATCTACTGAGTAAAAAGGATAATTTTTTAATACTTCTATTTTTGTCATAGCAAATCCATGAACTTTTATGCCTTGTTTATAGGCAGGTTTTAGATATTTATTATAATTTAATCTTGTCCTACCTTTTCTATCTCCTTCTAATGCTACATATCCACTTTGAGTTTGTTTTAACATTTCTAAGTAATCTTTCCAATTACAACATCTTGGGTGGTAAACAGTTACACACTTATCAAATATATTATTATCTATAAGTTGTTGCCTCCATTGATTTACTTTTTTTTGTCCAACTATTTCACCTATGTCTAATTCTGCATAATAGTCATAATATTTATAGTTTTGAACTAACCATTTTAAATAGTCAGCCATATACTCATCAGGTGTTCCTTTTGTTTTATTTTTCTTTTGTTTATTATTTGCACTAACAATACTTTCGTGTTCTGCAAAAAAACTATGCGCACCACTATCAATAAATACTAAATTATGATTTTTTTTAGCATTTTTAATACATTTTTTACCTGACCTTATATAGTAATAAGAATAAAAAGCATTTTTAATATCACTTGCTACTAATTGTGGTCCTCCTTGCTCTACTCCTGCTAGATATATTTTGATTTCAATCTCCTTGCAGTATGTTCAAAGTTTATTACATCATAAGGTGTTGGTTTTATATAATTTTCTATATAAGAATGTATCATTTCTACTAATCCCGGTAATGTTTCATATCTATATGCAGTATTAATAGTTTCTTGGTAACTCAATCTATTAGGACTTAAAGGAATACAACCTAAATTCATACTTTCTAACATTGCAATACCAAATGTTTCTTGTTGTGCAAAACTCAACGATATTTTTGCTCTTGATAATAAATTATAATATTCATCTTTACTTTTGCATTTTTCGGCTGTTTTTACCCACTTTATCTTGTTTGGATATTTATTATTATATAATTTTTTTACATAGTCAAACATATCAGGTTGCTTTTCAGGAGCGAGTCTATGTGGAAATACAATTATATCTTCTTTCTTTTTTGGTTTATGATTATCTAAAAATATAGGAAATTTATCAACTGTTATGTGCTTAAATGGAAACACTTTTTGTATTAATTTTTTGTGATATTTTGTTGCAACTATTATTTCATCTGCTACCATACCCATACTAAATTCTAAACCTCTACACCATTTGTGTAATTCTTTTTTATACAAAAAATCATTTTTATCCCACGTTCCTGCGTGTAAATAACCTACTATTTTAAATTTCATATCAAGACAATCTCTTATGTATGCAACATTAGTTACAATAGGATTCCATAAATCTAAAAATAACAAAGTATCATTATTAGTTATTTTACCTTCTTTAATCATATCACATATTTCAATGCCTTGTTGTAATTTAAATTTATTAGTACCTATTACATCAAGAAACTCTCCATCATATATTTCTTGTATTTCTTCACTACCAATAACACCATCAACATAATTTTTCCAATCATCTAACCATTGTTTACTATATCTTTTATTGATTGGTTCTATATGTACTAAATATATCATTCGTTATTTCTATCATATTTGTAGTTATCAGGTTGAATTTCCATCAAGTGGCATTTAGTTATTTGATATACACGATACCAATCATCATCTAATGATACAGTATCAGTATCTTTTAATTTTCTTACATTGTCATCTTGTATTCTATATATAATATGAACTCGATTATATATTCCTATTGGTATTTTGTTATATGTTTGTTTATCTGCTTCAATAGTTATGTATTGTTTTGTGTCTATTAAGTTGTATAATGTATCAAATGAACTTTCTTTTATACAACTTCGTATATATTCTATTGTGAAATATATATGCGGATATTCTTTGTAATTTTTGGGTATTGTTTTTCTTACAAATACAGTTTCAACATCTGATAATCTACCTTCTACTTCTTTTCCATACCAATAACCTTTGTTATACATACACTTCTGCTCCATTCTCATTATCTTCAAATACTGAACAATATTCTAAATCAAAAAATTCTAATAACTCTGTTGCAAGCATTTCACAACTTCTATGTTCAAAGAAATGTATTCTCATCTCCTCATCATAATAATTGAACTTTAAATAATCAATTACGTCTTTTTTAAAAGTTATAAATTCAACATCTCTATCATTATGTAAAACTCTTTTTTTGCATTTTATGTAAAACATATGCCTGTGCATATATTTTAAGTATCGTGCTTCACCTTTAGCTTTTCTCCATTGGTGTAATCCTTCTACTTGTAGTTTTACTACTATATTTACTGTCTTGTTAATGCTAAAAATTCCTCTCTTGCTATCATATCATCTTTCATTGCACCCATCAAACAACTTGTAGTCATTTCTCCACGTTTTTTTACACCTCGCATTTCTTGACATAAATGTCTACCTCTTGCTATAACACCAATACCTTTTGGTTTTAGTTTTGACCACAAATAATTAGCAATATTATTTGTAAAATATTCTTGTGTATTTAACATTTTAGAATAATACTCTACTGTTCTTGGTAATTTAGATATACCAATAATATTTTTATCAGGTATGTAACCAATATCAACTGTACCAAAGAATGGTATCATATGATGTTCACAAAACGTGTAAAACGTGATTCCTTTTTCTAAAATCATTTGGTCATAACCTTGTGCATCAAATACTGTTGGATTAAATTCAGGAGGTGTAGTTAATTCTTTCCAAGCTTTTGCTACTCTTTTAGGTGTATCAATTAATCCTTCTCTTGTTGGGTCTTCTCCTATACGTTCTAATACTCTAACTATATCACTTTCAAAACCTCTATCAAAACTATTCTCCCAAGGAAAGACTATCCAAGGTAAATTAGGTTCAATTCTTTTGTCATACAAAAATCTCATTTCTTTTTTGTATTTTTTGTATTTGTTAGCAGTGTCGCCACTATCGTATATATCATCTATTATAACATCACAATCTTCTATGTTATTAACAGCTCTACCTGTTAAACCTGCTATAACTTGTCCACCTCTTGGTATTCCATAATACTTAACATTAGGGTTGTGGTCTTTTGTTATTTCATGTAATCTTTTATATATTTCTTCCCATGTTACATTTTGAGATTTCATAGAATACTCCATAATTTATGTTGCTGAACACTTAACTTCCATAAAGGATTGTCTAAACACATCTGTATACAATGTTCTAAATTTTCATTATTTATATTTTGTCCATCAAAATGTGGACTTATATAATAATTTTCAGACTGTATTTTTGTTTGTGGTATTTCTTGTCCTTTATGTCTAACCCATCTTAATTCGTTACAGTGTATATCTCCATCTAAAACATTCCATTTTTTTAAAATAACATGTTCTGCTACTTTTGGAGAAAGTACAACCCAATCACATAAAGGAGGTTGTTTTATTCCTGAACATTCAATAGCATTTTTATAGCCAAGATGTTTATAGTAATCTAATATTTCTTGATTAAGTTGGTCTGTTGGTTCTCCTCCTGTCCATACAATCCATTTACAATTATATTGCGATATATATTTATGTAAATCATTTAATAACCATTCTTTACCACTTGTAAATTCTGTGTCGCATCTAACACCTGATTTATAACAAGCATTTTGTGCTGAACAACCTTGGAGTCTTATAAATATACTTGGGTGGCCTGCTCTATAACCTTCGCCTTGTAGTGAATAAAATATTTCACTAATCTTTAACGTATATTGCGGAGTTTTTACTGTGTTCATATACTTCTACTTTCTCAACTTTTATATTTTCAGGTGTATTCTCGTTTATAATTTTATAACAAAATTCTGCAAACTTTTCAATACCAACACCTTCTTCAAATATTCTTAATTGAATAATGTTATAATAATCTAATCTTTTAAATGTTTCTAATTCAGGGTCGTCTTTGGCAATACATGTTTTGTGGTCAAAATAATCTTGTAGGATACTTTTTATTTTTTTGAATCCTCCAAAATCAAAAACCCAATTACGTTCATCTAATCCTGTTTTACTTCTTAACCATACTTTACAATACAATTCATATCCATGTAAGTATTTACAATGTGAATCTGCTTTCCATTGTCTAAAACATGTACTGCCTAGTTCTATTATCTTAGTACTCTCGTTCATCTAAATATTTTGATAAGTAAAAATATACAATTTCATAACTATTAATGTGATTTCTTGTTTCATACGTTTCTTTTCCTAAATCGTGATAGCTTCTATGACAAGGTCTACAAACAGGTATAGCAGAATAATGTTCTCTAAGATTTTTATTTCTATTTCTTCCCATACCTATAGTTTCTATATGATGTGGCTCTACTAATCCTTTTGTATAACATAAACTACAATGTGGTTGTTTTCTGATATAGTCTAAATATTTTTTTGTTGAACTCATGCTATTCTTTTAATAAGTGTATATTCTGTTTTTGATTTCATTTGTTCTACTATTAATTTTATAATAAATTTAGGACTATCATCATACAAAAAACCTTCATCACATAAAGCATCTATTAAATGTTTACAGCCTCCTACAAGATTATCATAATCTATTTTTCTTTTTCTAAAAGATAAAATATACAGACTTACCTTTTCAGGTTCTGATATTTTTCTGATTTTATTTATATTCATTTGGTTTCGTATTAGGAGAGCATATTCTTGTTTTAGTCTTTTTTTGACTGCCCAATGTGCCTTATACATCTCGTTCAAAGATTTTATTTTAACAGGCAAAGTAATTAAATCAATACTTTTATCCATATCCAAAACTATAACACAATATTTTAATTTTACAAGATTTTTTTTAATTTTGTTTTTACTTGGTAAAGATTTTATTGTGTAATATATTTAATTATGGACAAACCTTTTGAAACTAAATTAATTGAAACTTTGTTGAAAATGCAAAAAGAAATTAATGATATTTCAATTAAATTAGATTCTTTAGAAATGATGTTAAGCGATTCTAATGAAATACTGATTTGGCTTGAAACATTATTTTCTCCTCCTAAACCAATCGATAATGAAGAAGTAGTAACATTTACAAAAGAATTGTATAACGAAATTTCTAAACATTGTGGAAAAGATGGTTTAAGGTTTATGGCTATAGCATAAAAAAAGAGGAACATTTCTGCTCCTCCTTTTTACCTACTCAACTCCTCCAACAAGGAAACTAAATCGTATGATAACCTTTCTTAATTGCTATTGATATTAATGCAGGATAATCTTTATGATGTCTAGGAACTAAAATTACAGGATATAAATGACCTATATTATTTTCAATTAACATATACTGAAATGTTAAATTTTCATCTATACCTTTAGCAATTTCTGCTAAGTTATCCATTGCTCTCATAGCACCTTTTTCTGTTTTGTATGTGGTTGCATAATAAGCATTTGCATTATCTTTAATAAATACATCTAATCTATGTGCTCTTTTTCTATTAACTGCTTTCATATTTAATACCTTTCTATTTTTATTATTTATTTCTTTAACCATATAATAATATAAGGAGGATTCGGTCGTAAGTCCAACCGATTTGTTTAAAAAAGTTAAAAAAAAACCCTCAATTAAGAGGGCTTTTCTTCTAAGGGAAAGGGAGCAGATTTTGGTGTGCTACATTGGTTAGATGTGCGGTTAAAGAAAAAAGAAAGGTCTGCTCCCAAGTTTTCATAAAACAACTATTTATAAGTTAAGTATAAATAATTGTTATAAACAACCTTTTTAACAATCATTACCATCTGCATCATGTTGTGCAGTTCCTACAATAGCTGATAACCCATATCTTCTACCATATGTAACTGCTCCACCAACACCTTGTGCTGTAACTTTTTCTAATGGTAATTTAATTTTAGACCTTAACCATTGTCCTGATTTGTGCATTAATAAAGTTGTTACACATACTGCACTTGGTATAATCTCGTTACCTTGACTTACACTTAATCCATACTTAGATAATATTGGAAATACTGCATTTTGTACTGCGTGTAAATCTGCATAACTTGGTTTACCGCTTTTGCTATAAAAAGTGTTTGCTTGATTTTTTGCAACACCTTCATACTCTCCTTGAACTTTACTAAGTGCTTCTGCAAGTTTATCTATGTTTTCAGATTTCCAATCTAACACTTCCATAGATTCTGCTTTTACAAATGCAATTTGCTGTTCTTGCTCTTTTTTGTTTCGTGCATCTTTAGCATCTATTATTGCTTGTGCATCTACTCTACCATCATTAGCCATTTATGCTCTCCTTTTCTTTTTGCTCAACTATTTTAACTACTTCATACAATTCTTCTAACTTGAAAGTGTATTTATGAAAATATATTTCTTTCTTATTAGGATTATACGAAACTGCTTTTTCTCGTTTTTCTAAAATTACTTTTTCTTCCATCTTACTTTTTCTCCATATTTATATTTGCATCTATTCTTGTTTTATTTTTTCCATCAATCCTTATAGATAAATATATCATTCTATTTGGATTTGGCTTTTCAATTATTGGTTGAAATATTAGTTTATTGTTTTTCATTTTAACCTTTCTATTATTTATTTCTTTAACCATATAATAAATTAATATTGTTTAATCGTAAAACCTAATACTTTTTTAACTTTTTTAAACTTTTTTTTATTTCTCTTCTATAAATATCTTAAAGTTCTTTAAAATAAACCATATCTAAATGTACAATTGGCTCTACATCATATTTATCTCTAGTTGTTTTAGTTCTACCTCCCCAAGTTATAGCGGGTTTAGGCATATCAGGTTTATAGACATAATAAAAATCTCCATCTAACATTCTTGTAGCAAAACAAAAAGGTAACTCTGTTTTATTATAATATTCTACTCCTGCTTTCCATTTTGATAATGATAATATAACTTGTGGATAATCTGTTCGTTTTCTATTTAAACATTTTACCTCTAGCCAACTTCTAGCAACCCCATCTCGTAATAACATAAAATCTATAATATGATGTTTATGCATTTTTTGCATTCTACAATCCCATCTCTGTTCTATATATTTTGCAAAATTAGATTCTGCTTTTAACGTGTTAACATTTTCGTACTGTTTTCTCATAACCAATAACCTTTTTTTAACCTTTCTTTTTTTATTTGATTTCTTTTATTGTTATATTCAGTCATACAGGGTTTGCAATATGCGCCTACCCTGTATTGACTTTTACTGTATTCTGTTGTCGGTTTAACAACTTTACATTTAGGACATTTCTTAGTTACCGAACTCATATCTATCTCCAAATAAAGTATTTAATTTAGACTTATGTAACTCGTTTGGTTTAGAACTACCATTTAACCAATTATGAACTAATGTATGTGAACAACCTAACTTTCTTGATAACCAACTTGGATTCCTTTCTTCTTGTGTTAAGAAAAAATCTAAATAGTCTTTAAAATCTTTTTTCATATTCTCTCCTTTAGAATGGTATATCATCTGATGTTTTAGTTGTTTGTGTTTCTATTGCTTCATCAGGTTGTTCCTGATTAACTTCATCAACAGTATCGGGACTTTCGTTATAATGATTAACTGCAAATTGGTTAAGCCTTTCACGTGTTTCTTTGAAACAATGGACAGTGTCAAACCATTCGCCATCTTTATTTTGTTGACTTGGAAATGATACAAATAATCCATTTATACCTTCCATAATTTTGAATCCTTTTAATATGAATCCATCTATACCTAAATCAAAAAATGCTCTGATTTTACCATAATTACCTTTACTCATTCTTACTATTTTCATTTATTCTCCTTTTCTAAATGTTTTTAGTATTTGTTCATACAACGGGTGTTGTTCTGAATCTGTTTTTATTTGTTGTCTTTCTTTCCTACTTCTTTCAAGAATTTGTGCAAAAGCATTAACTTGTGTATTTGGCTTTGCTAAAAATTCTCTTTTTTCTTTCTCACGTTTTCTTTTCAATTTAAGTTGTGGATTAACTACATTTGTTATATACCACTCCTTAACTTTCCAAGTTGATTTGTTTGGCTCAAATATACCTGCACAAATTGGACAACCTTTAGTTGCACATTCTATTAGCCAATTCATTCTTTCTTCATTACCTGTTAAACCTGTATTTCGAAGCATTACATAATTAGGTTCAAGGTCTCCATCTTTATCTATGTGGTTTGTAATGTCAATCATATTTCTGTGATGTATTACCATATTTTTTTTCATCTTGATAACCACCATTCTATAATATCTATTACATAGTAAACTATTAAATACCATACTAGAATACCACCTACCACTATACTACTATATACTAATAAATTTAAATAATTCATTTTTTCCTTTCTTTTTTTAATTCAGTTTGATGTTCGTATCTTGCTCGTTTAGTTTTCATTCTTATTGTAATAAATTTATAATCTTCATCTTTCATATTTCTACCAATATGTAATTTTTTTCTATCTATATTTATAAAGTGTATAAATTCAGTAACTCTACCCACGACTTACCACCTTTGCATTACAACAACTACTATCCAATACAGGATTCCATTTATCTAAAAATACAGTTGCTTTACATTTGCTACACATACCTAACCTTGCATTACCTGTTTTATCAAATGGAAACTTTTCATCTAAAGTTTCTTGCTTAGGTTTTATATTCCAATCTTTAGCATTCTGAATCCATTTTAATAATCTACGTTTTATATCAAATGTTTTTTGCATTTCAAATTTCATCTTCTTACCACTTAAGTTCTTTTCTGTCCAATAATCTATAAAACTATCTTTTGTATCTTTATTGCAATCAACATCTAAACCATTTACAAAATTAGTGAATTTTAATAATCGAGTTTCGATAGAAACTTTATTATCTTTATTTCTATCTTTATTTATATATTCTTGTTTGTTTCTTAGTTGTAACTTGTTACCAAGTTGGATATTCTGTAACTCATTGAATTTTAAGATAGTTATCATAGTTAATTTTTGATTTGTTTTTACTTCAATCATATTATCTTTTTGATATAATTTTAAGAAAGTTCCTAACTTACTATTACCCCAACCAAATTGTTTCATAAGTTTAACTTGTGATGTAATAATTTCTCCTTCTTTTAAATAATATATATCGCTACCTAAAATTACTTTTTGCTTTGAATAAGTTGCTCTTAATAATAACCAAACCCAAGCTTCGAAATAACTATATCGTTTAGAAAATTTTGCTAATGGATTTTTCAAAATCTTTCTATGTAAACTAATCCAACCTCTATCCATTAATAACTACTATCCATTTATGAGTTTTGCTATCTCGCATAATTTTAACACTAACTTGACTTCTTAAAACTGAAGCTTTAATTTTTTCTGCAATATCACTTGCGAATCTAATACAATCAAAACTTAAAACAACTTTTGTATGGCTAACATTATCCCAAACGGGAATAGTTGCAATATCGTTAATTAATAATTTATTTAGCTTTTCATTGACTTTCATAATAACCTTTCTTCTTTAACATATATAAATATAAGGATAAAAAATAATACGAATCAACCTTTTTTTTTAAAAAGTTTAAACTTTGGTAGTCTTATATATATACGAAGTATATATATATAGACGAGAAAAATGAATAAAAAAATTAAACATTGTTTTAACTTAGTTAAACTTTTCGGTTGTCATTACGAAATAATAACTTTAAATTATTATAAGGTTAAAGAAAGGAGGTTAAATTGAATTTAGAATTAGTTAAACATATAGCAAATAAAATGATAAATAAACATTCTAACAAAAATTGGTCATTCAAATTTGATAATGCTAAACGAAGAGCAGGTTTATGTAGTTATAGAACAAAAACAATATCATTATCAAAAGAATTTGCACTAAGAAATGATAGGCCAATTGTTTTAGATACAATTTTACACGAAATTGCACATGCCAATATTGGTTCAGGTAATGGGCATAATAAAAAATGGAAAGCAGAATATGCAAGATTACAAGAACAAGAAAATTTACCAATCAACCCAAGGAGGTGTTACGATAGTCAAAAAGTTAATATGCCAAAAGGCAAGTTTAAATTAACTTGTACTAAATGTCATGGAAGTAATTATTACCTTAAAAGGTTACATTGGTTTTATACTAATGAAGATGGTTTTATAGCAGGTTATTGTAAATGCTCAAGAAAACAAAAAACAATAATAATAGAGGAGTTACATTGAAGATAACATTAACAGAACAACATTTTTTAGATAGGTTTCGAGTCATAAGACCTAACGATTTCAGTTATGAAGGACTACAAGCCTTATTTGGTTGGTATGAATTGTTAGAAGAAGAATCTAATCAAGAATTTGAATTTGACCCAATAGCTATAAGTTGTGAATGGACAGAATACGACAACTTAAAACAATTTCAATCTGATTATGGTAAAGATTATACTTGTATAGAAGATATATCTAACGAAACTCATGTTTTAGAAACAGAACATAGTTTTTTGGTTAGAGAATTTTAAAGTTCTTTAAAAGTTTGTAAAATTAAAATATAATTTACCAAGTTTCTTCTAATGTCATACTAAATGAATATAAGTTTGGTGCTTTTGGTGTTACATTTAAAGTGTTTTGTTTGATTGTAACAATAGCAAAGTTATCAGGTCTGTTATGACTATCATCTAATTGTATTAGCATAGGTATAGTTCCGCCTAATGTTGGAATCCAAACATTGTTAATAAAATTAGTTTCTTCTAGTAATGGATTATCATAACCTGTAAATGTATCTCCTGAACCATCAGGATATGCATCAGTTGATGTAAAAGGTAATATATTAGATTGTTCTAATGCACCAAACACATCAGATTCACTTACAAGGTCAAATGTTAGTTTCCAACTTCTTCTACCTAGTCTACCTAAATTAAGTTTTGTTTCGTCTGTGTCCCATAATTCCCAAGCATTATGTCCCGACCAATTAGGATTACCAAGATAGTCAATATTATTAATAGTATGACCTCCTTTAGTTTTACTTGTTTTGATACCATCAAATGATTTAGAAACAGTCATTGATAAATTAGGATTGTGTGGAAATGTATATGAGTTACCTAAAAATAGACTCCCTATAAATTTATCTCCTGTGTTACTTGTATTTGTTGAAAAAAATAAGTTTAATTTATTAACATTGTTGAGATTTAGTTTAGATGTAGACATACCAAATGAAAATCCATTATAAGTTGTATCGTTACTTTGTCCATCACTTACATTAAGATTAATATTGTTTTCATGAAATACAGTAGAAGATATTAGTATCGAATCAATACTATCTTTACCATCAATTCTAAATGTTGTTCCTTTAAGATTGTGGTTAAGCAATGCAAAAGTATCAACTTTAATAGATGGATAATTCTTATCTGTTGCTCTATCTCTAAATTGAAATATAGTTTTATTTCCTCCATCTAATGTAAACTTTAATAAGCTTTGTGGATTAGAGTATAATAAGTCTGTCATGTTTCCTGACACTATACCTTGACCTTGTGATAAATCATAATCACTTTCGTTTCTGTCAAAATACTCACTATGTCCTGTTGCATGTAAATAAGATAACATATCTACAAATATCTTTGGTTTAACTACTCTTTGAAAACCCATTAATAACCTCCTGATGATGAAGTAGATACAGATACACTAGGTCTTTTAATCGTTTTATCTACTTTAAATATTTTGTTAGTTTCTTTTATATGTTGTTGATTTACTATACTTGTAAATCCTGTTTTAGAATTAGACTTGTCTTTGTTTTTTATTGTATCCCAATTTTCAGTAAGTGATGTAAAGTCTGCACCTCTGTAATATATATTGTTCCAATTTCTTTTAGGATTAGATATTGTAATATAAGTTTTACTTCTACCATCTGCTGTTCCAAATGCGTACCTTATTTTAATCGTGCCTGTATATGTAAACAAGTTTTGTTCAGAATTTAACTTTTCATTAGACATGTTAAAGATTAGTATTTTGTTTTTGTTTGCTCTACAAACCCAACCTGTTGGTAAAGTTGGGTTTATAGTAATACTCCCTGTGTAATGTATTTCAATACCTCTTATATCTTGAGCATTGTATAATATAAAACTACCATTTTTTAATTCTGCATTCATTATGTCTCCAATATTAAATTTGCTAATCCTACTATATCTAAAACATTAACACCACCATCACCATTAACATCTGCTCTTATTAATTCGCCTTCTGTTGCGTCTTGTAATAAAATTATATCAACTAATCTTACAATATCAAGTACATTTATTATTGAATCTTGATTTATATCTCCAATTAAAATATCTTCAGAACTTTCTACAAAATCTTGGTGAAATGCTTTGTATATTCTTTCTCCTAAATTTGTAGTTATAATAATTCTACCACGTATTAAAGAATCAGTATTATTTTCTTGTTTTGGCTTTACTATTACATAACCATTATAATTGTTATCAGGATTTGCATATACAATAAATTCAAAACTATTTGTTTCTATTTCATAATCTTGCCATACACCATCTATTTTTTCCTGATATTGAACTGTCCAATTTTGTGAATCTACATCATATAACTTTGTCTGCAACACTTCTAACCTAATTGCACTTTCTTGAATTTTAGGTAAAACAAAATTGTCTAAATACCATTCACATCTAAATTCGTTATTTATTTCTTCACTAGATTTTATAGGAGGTAAGAATTGTTCTTCAACATCAACACCAACGTAATTTCTTATTGTTCCATATTCTGTTATTTGTGATATAGATTCATAAGTATCAGGTAAAATATAATTGCTGTCTAAATTGTTATTAAAAATTAACCATGATGGTAACCCATATTGTAATCTATGTAATCTTTTTAATTTGACTTGAACTTTGTTATTTGTTTTATTTACATCAGTTACAAAGTAAAAAGGATATAATAACTGTCCACCTTTTACTTCATATGCCCAATACTTATATCCTAAACCTTTTTTGTCTGACAATTGGTCAATGTATAACACATCTCCTACTTCTATATTATTATATTTATTAGTAAGTGTCAAATCAATCAATAGATGTTGATTTATCTTATCCATCAACATATGTTTTTTTAACAACTCAACAGTATAGGAGTTTCTTATATATTTTGCTTCAAACTCATTTACACTATCATCAATATTAATATTATATAGTTTATTCGCGTCATATAGCCAATTTTCAGGCATATTTTGCATTGAGCCATATAAATACTCAGTTATTTCATTATAGTCTTTAAATAGTCTATTTTTAGTTTGTATTGTATTTCGTTTTGATACTTTATTGTATTCTTCATTTGCATAATCAAATTCATATGCGACTTCGTGTGTGTTATATACATCTTCAACTTTTGTTATGTCAAACTTATAATCTATAACATCATTTTTAGTTATATGAAAATTAACATCTTTCATATTATAAAAACTATTTTCTGATGTGAAGTTAAATTGACCATCTGATGTAAATCTTGGATACAACTTTGTGTTTTTTGATATTTCTTGTATTAATTCTTTTACTTTTATTTGTTCGTTTAACGTAAACCCTAGTTTCCAACCTTGATGTCTTGCTAGTGATTGATGTATTGATTCTTCGTCAAATGAGTTAGTATTTATATCTGTTTCGTTTTCTAATAAATGTTTAAATATAAGTTCAGGTGTTTCTAATAGGTTTACAATTTCTTCGGTATATACTCTTGGACTCCAACCATTATTAATATATTTAGTTTGTATTTGAGTTTGTGATTCTTCAGGTGTAAATCCTTGTTCCCAATCATTTAGAGTGCCTACTATATGATTCATTCTTATAAACTTATATTTAAATGTATATGAATTAATTCTAAATGGCTCACTTGTGTATATTATAAATGGTTTATTTTCTTTTATAACTTCATTGTTTGTTGTAGTTCTTTCTAGGTTGTGATATTCACTTATTTTGTTATAGTGTGTATATATCCATATCCATTCAGGAGCATTTTCAAATTCTATATTATTTATAAAATCATCAACTGTCATATCAGGATTACAATTTATTAACCAACCTGATTCTCCACCTGACGTATCATTACTGCTACCAAAGTCATATCTATAACCTAATCCTTGAATTGTAGTTCTAGCAACACTGTATGTATTAGTATTTGTTAATATGTTATTTAATTCGTCAGTAGTAAATGTATTTGTTTCAAATGAATTAAATGGTGTCCAAATATTTATATCATCTACTCTACCTTTAACATTAACATACCAATCTTTTTCATTTGGTTTTTCAATAAATGCGTCTTGTACTATATGCAAATAATTTAATGCACCTACTGTATGTTGTATACTATCAAAACCTTCTGCCTCAATATATTGTGGTTGTCCTATTTTTATATTTTTAAATTGTGATACAGTTGCCCATTCAGGAGCAACAGCACCATCTCTATTTAGTTTAGTAGAAGTTGTTTGTATTATATTGTTATATCCATTAACCTTTTCAGTTGTTACATTAATATTACCTATGTTGTTGCCTTCAACAGGAGCAAATGTGTTCCAAGATATTCTCCAATCATTTTGACCTTCTTTATCTCCCCATTCATTATCTATACTATCAAATCTTAATGAAGTTGCTTGTGGTATTTGACTAGACCAAAAAATACTTCCTGATAACCATTCATCAAAATCTTCAGTTCCATAATCTATATTTTCATTTTGATAATGATAAATATCAAAGTAAAGTTTAGTAATACACTTGTTATCTATACCAATATCATCAAGTATAAAATCCCAATTTACATAACTACCTTGAGATTGAAAGTTACTATGACCATAACCAAACCAACCTAAAGATTTGCTGTCATCATGATATATGTAATTTAAATAATTCTTTGGACTTAAATTAAACACACTAAAACTACCATCTTCTTTTGGTACATTCCAATTCTTAAACAATATAGATTCTACCTCATCTTCTTCAAAACCTGTTGTGTTTAGACCATCATCTAATTGAAATCCAAATGTAGTCATAGAATCAGACTCAAATGGAAATCTTGCTTCAGTTTGTAATTGATAATTTTCTTCATCAAATAAAGCGCGGTCCCATTTCATAGGAGGGTAATAACTTGTACCATCAAATACATCATCATCTAATGTAGAGGTAGTTGCATATAATCTACCTATAAATTCAGTTATATTGTCATCACCTCTCTCTGCTCGTACTGCTCTTTTTTGTCCACTTACATCTGTAAACTTTCTATATATTCTACTTATAATTGCACTATCTAAATCTAAACCACCTAATGATTCTGACTCTTTTAGTGCTTGTTGAAACTTAAAGTATTCTTCTGTAACCAATACTCTTGAATCAGACTTTTCAAAAAAAGTAGCATTCATATTTAGATTAATAGTCGTTTCTTGTTCTATGATTGCTTCATAATCAATAGGAACTTTATTCAAAATATTTAAATAGTTTTCATCATGTATATATACAGGAGAGTTATAAAATAATTCACTAAATGCAGAATCACCAACATTCACCATTGGATAACTTTCTGTATCTGTTTCAGCAAGTATGCTGTGTATAGGTTTACTATCACACTCTAAAGCCATTACAACTTCATTACCTTCTGAATCTGATTCAAAAGGGTTTATGTTTTTTCTAGTTGGACTCTTAGTAACATGTCCATAAACAATAGGCATAGGTCTTGCTTGGTCTGTAAAAGCATAGTCTGTACCTTCAATAAGTTCAGGTATTTTTTTATCTAATAATTTTTGTGTAAAATCTTCTGTTTCTAACTGAACAATATTTTTTTGTTGTACAAATTTTGTTATTACTAACTGTGATACTAACATACAATCATCAATAGTTTTAGAAGATTGTGTTTTAAAATATATTCTAACAACACAATTAATTAATTTGTTTACAGATTCGGAAAAAGATTCGCCATGAAATTCTGTGTTATTTATATCTAGTTTTACATTTTGTAATCTAAATTGTTTATTGTCTGTATCAATACTTTGTTTGTATGGAGGTGTTTTTGTTAATATTGGTTTGTAATAGTTTCCATCAAATGTTATGTTATTAGTAGATAGAAATATCTTATCTATATCTTCTACATTATTTATTTCATCAATATTTGTTGTGTTTATAGTCTTATATATTATTACTAAAGGTATTGATTGTTGTGCATTACCTTCTGTATCAGTTTTATATCTTGTAGGTTTTATTATAGCCATTATCTAAAATCAT